CATGGGGTATAGACACAGCCCTTTGTGGTACTACCGCTTAGACATCCTCCTCGTTTGTCTTGCAACCTGTACCACTCGGCAGTCTATACCCCACCCATAACACAACATAAGGAGTGAAGATGAACCTATCTGACCGAGCATTACTTGTGCAGTTGACCATATCCCAATGGACTGCACGGAAGTATGACAAGAAAGCAACGCAAGAAGTTGCTACGACTTTCAATACATCGAAAGATGCAGGGCGTTACAACAAGTCATTGCTACCTATGAATGACTACCTTGATCGGGTGCATAAGAAAACTACATTCATCCGTGAGAAGTTCTACAAGAACACTCTGCCTTGGGGTATGGAGGGTACGATGATGTTGCCCACTACCAATTACCTTGCGTTTATGAATGAGTTCCGTAAGGAAAAGAACGAGTGGTTGACCCTTGTCAATGACTTCAAGTCCAATTACTTGCAGTTGAAAGATGATGCAAAGCGAGTGCTTGGGCAGTTGTATGCCGATGCTGACTATCCTACGGAGAGTGAAGTAGGCAACAAGTTCAAGATCGACATGGCGGTATTCCCTGTGCCATCGACAGACTTTAGATGTCAGATTGCCAGCGATGAGTTGTCACGCATCCAACAAGATGTTGAGGCAAGAGTTGCTGATGCTCAGGCTACTGCGATGAAGGAAGTATGGACTCGGTTGTATGACAGAGTGAAACATATGGCAGAGAAACTTGCTGATCCCAAGTCTATCTTCAGGGATACATTGGTGGAGAACTTGCAAGAGCAATGCACCATGCTCAGTCGTCTTAACTTTATGGATGACCCAAACCTTGAAGCCTTACGGCAACAAGTTGAGGGAACACTTGCATCACATCATCCCGATGCATTACGAAACGATCCTGACCTACGCCGTGATACTGCGGCTGAAGCGAAGGCAATCATGGACAAGATGTCCGTATTTATGGGAGGTCAATAATGACAACACTAGCACCTAGTTCCGTTGTGAACAATACGAAGTATCAAGATATGACTCCGCTGACTGATGCTCAGAAGGCGGTGCAACATAAGCGAATCATCAAGGCTCGTACTGCCTTGGTGCTAGAGCATCCGTTCTTTGGCAACATTGCATTGAACCTACCATTCTTTTTCGATGACAAGATTCCTACTGCCGCAACCAATGGCAAGCGTATCAAGTACAACCCACGCTTTGTGGAGTCATTGTGTGAGGAAGAAGTTAAGTTCCTTGTTGCCCATGAGTGTGGTCATCCTATGCTTGAGCATAACTTCCGTCGTGGTGAGCGTAGTCCACGCCGTTGGAATCAAGCAGGTGACTATGTGATTAACCAACTATTGACCAATGAAGGCATTGGCAAGATGCCCCAAGGCGGTCTACTCAACGATGCCCTGTACCAAGCAGGTAATGGTGTAACTGATGCAATCTACAACTTGTTGCCCGAAGATCAAGGTGGCGATGAGGGTGGTGATCCATTGGATGATTGCGAAGATGGTGATGGCAACCCTGCTGACCAAGCACAACAGTCTGCCGAATGGAAAGTCAAGGTAGCACAAGCGGCACAAGCCGCAAAGATGATGGGCAAAATGTCTGCTGAACTAGAGCGATTCGTGGGTAATGTGCTGAACCCCAAGGTCGATTGGCGTGATGTGATGCAACGCTTTCTTGTCAAGTGCAAGTCCGATGATCGCTCATTTGCTAGACCTAATCGTAGATTCTTGTCGCAAGGATTGTATCTACCAACATCGTCAGGTGAGACATTGGGTGAAGTAGTGTTTGCCGTTGACTGCTCAGGCTCCATTGGTCAGGCAGAGATAGATCAATTTGCGGCAGAGGTACGCATGGTCAAGGAAGATCTTGTACCAACAAAGATTCATGTGGTGTACTTTGATAGCGAGGTATCACACTACGAATCATACGAACCCAATGATTCATTGAACATTCGACCACATGGCGGTGGCGGTACTGACTTTGCCCCTGTGTTTAAGTACATGGTAGATCACGGCATTGAACCTGTGGCATGTGTGTTCTTGACTGACCTATGTTGTGATTCATTCGGTGAACAACCATCATGCCCCGTGTTGTGGGTATCTACTCAGGCAGACCAAGCACCATTCGGTGAAGTGGTGATGATGTAATGGACTTCACCATTGGCGAGATCATTGTGGGTGCGGTGTACTTTGCTATGGCAGGGTACATCATGTACCTACAACATGTTGTGCAAAGAGTATCGGACAAGACTGACTTCTTACAGTTGGTCTTGGTCGATGTGTGCGATGGCAAAGTTGATATACGGAGGACTCGTAATGGATTTGCAATCAGTAAGCGTGAACGGATATAAGTGTTTCTATAAAAACAAAACGGCAGAGGTTAAGGCTGAGACTTCCTATTCCGCTCAACAGAAAGCGGCAGAAATCTTTAAGGCAAAGAGAGCCTATGAAGTGACTGTCGTTCTATGTGAGAAGAATGGTGAGCAAGTTATTCATAAACCTACATTCTAGGGGGGACATAATGGTAATTCAAAGCCCGTTTTACAAGCAGTTGAAGAAGGAGATACGGGTGACTGTGGCAGAAGAAGCAATAACAACCATCAATAACTTGGTGCGTGTGGTGCATGACCTGTACCCCGACCCTGAGTTCGTATCGCAGTATGGTGTAGATGAGGTACTTAACCAAGCCCAAGTGACACTTGGCAAACTTAAAGGAGAATGACATGGCAACAGTACGATTCAGCAAGGAGTTCAAGGACTCCATCATTAAGAAAGCAAGAGAAGTATTCAAGTCCCGTGAGAAATCGGTGGATGATGCATTGCCAAACAAGTGGGGCGATAAGTTATACGACGCTATCTTTGCAAGCCATATCCCTACGCTCAACAATGTACCCGTTGAGTTCCTCAACATGCAAGGCGAGTTGCGTTTTGGTGGGATGATTGCAGACAATCTGCAATCAGTATCATTCTCTATGCCGTTGACTATGAAGCGACCATTTCCCGTAGATAGCGACAAACTACCTGCTGATCTTCAGACTAAGGTTAAGAAGTCAGGGGGATACTACAACAACGAGTACAAACTGCTTGATGTACCTGAGTTCGCAGACTTCAAGGCTGAGTTAGTTGCATGGGTACAGGCTAAGACAGACCTTAGAAACAAAGAGCGTGAGTTCATTAATGCAGTTGAGAAAGTAATTAACTCACATGCAACCCTCGCCCCTGCTCTCAAGATGTGGCCTCCATTATGGGAATTTGTGGAGGAAAGTTATCGTGACCGCCATCGTGAGGTGGTGGACAGGGTTAAACCATCTGAGAAATTACAGTCATTGGAGGAAGAAGGCATCAATCTTTCTGCTCTAACTGCAACCGTTGTCGCCCACAAACTAACCAAGTAAGGACTAACATGACACAACCTACCGCACATTGGTGGAATAACTGCCCCTTGCGTACCTATGCTGATGCGTTTGCCCACTTCAGTACCGCCAAGAATAAACTTAGTGGTAAACCCTTACGCCAATGGGCGAGGGTGTATATCAACGGCAGTACCCTTGAGTTCTATTACGGTAATAATAAGGGTGTAAAGTTTGGTGAGTGGACACCTGACAACATCTTTACATTCACTTCCTCGCCCCACGAATTGCGTAATACATGCGCCGTTACATTTGCGTCAAGTTTGTATCGTGCCGTGCCATTCATGTGGCAACGGGTAGGTACGGGTAGGTATCGCATCCAACATACTTCAAAGATTCCATACAAAGAATATCGTACAACAAACTATACAGATGAGCGCATGGACTGGGGTTACATGAGGACTAAAGCCCTAAACTACGAGAAAGGATTACGCTTCAACATGTTGACAGGTGAGTGCATTGATGCCCCACCAGAGTACTCCGAACTCGTCAATGATTCTGCTCGCAAGGAATGGCTACGAGGACTACGCAAATTTAAGTACGCTATGAAAGTCAGAGGGCGTATCGGTGCGTTTGACCCCATCATTCAGTCTATCAAGTCAGACTCCAATGCTATGGCAAACCGAGGTGTGCCTGATTGGTCGGATAAGATATGGCTCTATGCTCTTTCTGATGCCATCAAGACAGGTGATATTAGCCTAGAGATCATGCGTGGGTTTGCTTCTCATGCTTTGTTTGATCGTTACTATTTGCATCGTGGTTCTATCTCGACTGCAAATATCTTGGAAGTTGTAGATGCAGTATGTAAGACATATAGTTTTGATTTGCGTAAACAGTTCGGAGTGTTCAATGCGGTGTCCCCAATGCAAGAAACGAATGAAGTGTCTCGACACAAGGTGGCAGGAGACAGAGAGGACAACCCTACGCCGATGGAAGTGTGAGTGCGGAGTTCGGGGTAAGACCAAAGAAGCATGGCTCTCTACCCCGATCAAAGTACAACCACGGAAAGCAAAGCCAAAGAAGTTAACAGTTAATCAAGCAACCGATCATTTGATGAAAGCCTTTTACGGGGGGCGTGTGTCGAAGAAAGAGAAACAAGTTGTGGTAAAGCACACACCTACCAAGTCTATGTTTGAGGATACTGAAGAAAACTTTGGCGATGATATAAAAGACTTAGGGTTAGACATACCTAGAAACTTTGACTAAAGGAGTTTAATATGAATGACATTGAGAGAATGGTGAAAGACTACACAAGAGTAGTTGGTAAGATACAAGATGCCATCTCTCAAGAAAAAGTTGATGACATTATTCCCGCACTTTCTTCTGTACTTGCAGAGGTTGGTGCGTTTTCTGAAATTGAAAAGAAACAGTTGGTGTATTTTGTAGTGGGTGCGATTGATAGGATATACAGAAACCACGAAGGAGGTTCATGTGAGCATCAAGGAAAACCTAATTAGTCTTTCAGATTCATACAATAGCCCTGCCTTGCGAGAAGCGGCGGCGTACATAGAGGTGTTGGAGAGTGAAGTAAAGATTCAACAAGATCGTATCAAGTTGTTAGAGCGTGAAGTAGCCTACGCTGAAAACGGCTACAACCAAAAGTATAAAAGTATTGAGGTGAAAAATGAGAAAGAAGTTAAGTAAGTCTGAAAAAATCCGTCGAGTATTTCAAAGCAATCCGACTGCCATAGCCAAAGAGGTGGCTACTAAATTCAAGGTAGATGTAGCCTTGGTGTATCAGGTACGCAAGAAGGTACTCCATGGATGAAACCCGATGAGTTCAACGGATTCTTAAAGGGCAACGCAATCAAATATCTTGCTAGGTGTAATGCAAAGGGGGGTCTCGAAGATGTGAAGAAAGCCCATCACTACATTGCCAAACTAATTGAGGTAAGCAAATGATGGAGATTCTATGGGAGATATTCAAGTGGACTATGTTCCTACTTGGTTGCGTGACTGCGCTAGGTGCGTTAGCCACACTCGTATTCATATGGTTGCAAGATAGGTAAGCATGGAAATAATCACGATTGACTTTGAAACATACTATGACAAAGAGTATTCGCTTTCAAAGATGACTACCGAAGCCTACATTCGTGACCCTCGCTTTGAGGTGATCGGTGTAGGTGTTAAGGTAAACAAAGAGCCTACCATTTGGTATAGCGGTACGAATGTCAAAGGATTCCTGACGGGGTTAGACTACTCCGATAAGGCAATCCTTTGCCATCATACTGCCTTTGATGGGGCAATCCTGTCATGGCACTTTGGCATCAAGCCAAAGTTGTGGCTCGACACACTCAGCATGGCACGACCATTCCACAACATGACGGTAGGTGGTAGTCTCAAGGCACTCGCTACGCACTACGAGATCGGCGCAAAGGGCGACGAAGTTATCAATGCGTTAGGCAAACGCAGGGGGGACTTTGCGCCTGACGAACTTGCACGATACGCAGAGTACTGTAAGAACGATGTGGACTTGACTTATCAGTTGTTCAAAAAGATGAGCAAAGATTTCCCCGTATCAGAACTCATGGTCATTGACCAAACCATTCGCATGTACACCGAACCTGTGATCGAGTTAGATGTGCCAACCTTAGAGCAACATCTTGACAGTGTGTTGCAACGCAAAAAAGATTTACTCAACGACATGGGCTTGGGCGATGGCATCTCTGACGAGACACTAACTAAAGCGCTGATGAGCAACAACATCTTTGCCAAGTTCCTTTCCAACCTTGGGGTCGAACCCCCTACAAAAACAAGTCTACGCACAGGCAAGGAAGCCTTTGCCTTCTCTAAAACCGACAAAGCGTTTACCGACTTACTAGAACATCCTGATGAAAGGGTGCAGTCTGCGGTGGCAGCAAGGCTCGGAATCAAATCCACTATCGAAGAAACCCGAACCAAAGCACTAATAGAAGTAGCCAGTCGTGGTCGCCTACCGATCATGCTCAACTACTATGGCGCACACACAGGCAGATTCTCAGGGGGCGATAAACTAAACCTACAAAATCTACCTGCTCGTGGCAATAACTCTATACGACGCGCACTCAAAGCCCCAACAAACCACAAGTTAATTGCATGTGATAGTTCACAGATCGAAGCCCGCATGGTTGCCTATGTTGCAGGTCAGGAAGAATTAGTCCAAGCATTTGCTGAAGGGCGAGATGTGTACTCGGAGTTTGCGACTGAAGTCTATGGGCGAACCATCACCAAGCAAGATAAAGTAGAGCGATTCGTGGGCAAGACCTGTATCTTGGGGCTTGGCTACGGCATGGGGGCTGAGAAGTTTCGGCGCACCCTAGAGATAGGGCAGGGCGGTATCTCCGTGCGGATTGACCTACACGAAGCAGATCGTATTGTGCGCTTGTATCGCCAAAAGAATTGGAAGATAGTTCAGTTGTGGCAGAAATGTGGCAACGCACTCAACCATATAGTTACAGGGCAAAGCGGTCAGATCGTTGATTGGATTCCATACGATAGCGAGGGAATCATACTGCCTAACAAGATGCGTATACGATACCCTGCTTTGCGTACAGATGGCAGTCAGTTCCTTTATATTGCAGATGCAAGAGAGTATCGCAAGGCGGTAC